CCAATGTCCGGGAAGATCTTGTACTGTCCAGGTACAGTGGATTGGTTGATGGGGAAGTACTCACGACCGAACTCGAAGACACGTGTCTCGAAACCGGTAGGAGCCATTTGTTCGATGTAGCCACGGCGCACCTTAACACCGTCTTCAGTCCCTGCCACGTCAGAGCACATGAGCACATTGGTCTCACGACCGTAGCAGTAGTTACCATTATCATCGATCAATGGAGAACGAGCGAGCTTGGTGCCCTTACGGAACCGTGCACCGCGGCGCAGCTGGTCGATGACATCGCGGTTACGCACGAACTCGGTACCAAAGTGCTGGTGCGAGATGTGGTAATCGACAATCATCTTGACGCCGATCTTGTGGGTCTCGTGGTTCTCGTAGATCACCGCTGTTTGCGGTGAATGGCGGATGCGGTTAGCACCTGCTGTGTGGGCGAATCGCGGGATGACTTCGAGAATTTCGACATCATCGGCGAATTCGATGGAACAGGTGGTCTCCCCGAAAGGACGCTCCATGCCGGACATGATGCGTTTGGCCATCGGGTTCTTGATGACGACCATCTGAGAAAGGTTGTTCGTAAACATCGCAGCTCGAGAAGCCGAGATGTGACGAATTAACGGATTGAGACCATACAACGACATCAGCTCCGGATGAAGCTGAACGTTGCCGTCATACGACGACAGTTGATGATAGTCTGGGTTTTCGTCACTCATTGTGTGCCCCTTACACATCGGTATTATTAGCTTACCGTATGAATAATGTATCGCTGAATAAAATTCAAACAAGGAACTCTAGATGAGCGCATCGCTAATGTCGATGATGGTAAGCTCAGGCAATACCATCTATCACTCGCCTGAATTCCTGACCTTTGTTCATGCTCACAAATCGCTACTGTTGGCCGGTTCTGTGAACTTAGCACTTGATCCAGGAATTGTTCACAAGTTCGAATACAACTTTACCTCCTTGCTGATTGAGTTGGGATACCCCGTTGAAAATCTGATCATCATGATGGCTGTCAATGGGTTCACGTGTCCTACCCAGATGCGAAAGGATTTCAAGGAACTTAAGGTACCTAATCCTGAAATGGTCGGTACCGTTAAACGGATGTTCCGGCAAGTTGAGGCACGAATTTAACCAAAGAAAGAGGAGAGGGGTTGCCCCTCTCCTCTATGCCGCTTAGAAGCGCATCGTGCGCGGCGTACCACCGCCGAATTCACGACGGGCCGGACCACGATCATCACGACGGTAGTCGCGAATATCACGGCGATCATCGTAACGATCACGACCTGTATCCAGTCCCAGGTCGATGCGGCGTACCGGCGGGCGCTCATCACGGCGATAGTCGCGACGGTCGTCGTAGTAACGATCGCGGCTGTCACGGCGATCGTCGTAACGGCGATCACGATCATCGTAATAACGATCACGACTGTCACGCTCGTCACGGCGACCGAAGTCGTCGAGGGTCTTGCGCTTCAGTACCGGGTGTTCGGAACGGATCACCGGAGCAGCACGGTCATCGGTATCCCACGGCAGGTCTTCCGGTTCGGGGCGGGATTCCTGCCGGCTGGGTGCCGGGGCACGGTCACGAGGCGGAGCGATACGCTCGGCTACACGAGCCGGTGCATCTTCCTTCTCCTTCGGTGCCTGGACGATGATGTTGCCTTCGTTGCCTTCTTGCGGCGGTACCAGCTTACGCATTTCCACCAGGTTGTCCATACCCTCGTACCAGGACAGGTCGAACAACAGATCATCAGCAGCGTCGTGATCCAGGACATTGCCTTCGGAGTCGATGGCTTTGCCCAGCAGCTTACGATGCGTCTCGATCACCTGGTTCAGGTGATTGGCCATGTTGAAGAACGCGTTCATCAGCGCATCGAAGTACGGAGCCGTCAGGTTCTTGCTACCGTAGTCGAACGAAGCACGAGTGGTCTCGTCACCCAGCACCACTTCGAACAGCGTACGGATGGCTTGACGAGCCTTCTTCGACGGATACTTGACACCGAGCAGATCGGGATCATCACCCAGGACGCTGTCCAGCACCGGGAACTTGTAGCTGGCACGACGCAGCACGCCGTCGGCTTGCTTGCCTTTGCGCAGGGCGATGGAGATCAGGCGCTTCTCGGGTTCCGGGCCAACACGAACCAGGCCCTTACGGACGGTCTCGTAGGCGCGTTCATCGAAGTCACCCAGCTTCTTCATGTAACGCTGCGACGCAGCATCCAGGCGCTTGTGCTCGGACGGGGTAGCGGCTACGCGAGCCATCTCGGTCAGCAGCGTGACAGAACGCACGGTCAGCTGGTACATGATGGTGTCGCGCAGGGCCTTGAGTACTTCCGACTCACTGCGAGTGATGTTCTCGGACAGCGGGTGGAAGACGATGGTGTTGTCTTCCGGAGAACGCAGGTTCTCTTTGGTCGGAAGAACGACACGCTTACCACCGATCGTGAACGGGATGGACGAGCCATTCGCCATTACACGACTCAGGTGGCCTTTGCCGGTTTCATCGGCGATACCGATGCAGCCGAGCAGCTTGGAGTTGAACTTGTGAAGATCCATACCGGCTCCTTAGAACTTGTACTGGGTGTTGCCTCGCGGCAGTTGAAGGGGATTGTCACGAGCGAGTCGATCGCCGAACATATCCACGATACCACTGATGGTGGAACCCATCGAGGTGATCAGGCTATGGTCGGTAACTACTACCGGAGCAACCATGGAGTCTGCAAAGAGCGGGAATGCGAACTCAGCCATCGGTTCACCGTCCAGAGACAGCGAGATGAATACGTCACGACCCAGCTCGGCACTGATGCTCATGTCGAACATGCAGCCTTCCCACGGCAGCATCTCTTCGAACAATTCAGTACGCAGGCGCTGCTCGAACGCATCCAGGCGAGACCGATCGATCTCATCATGGATGTTCAGAGCACGGCACGAGTCGGTCAGGAACGACACTTCGCCACCGAAGCCCATGTTGTTGATCTGCGAACGATACAGACCGATCTGGTGGTAGTTCATGTACGTCGGCAGCGCACGAGCGATGTGGGACGCAGCAATGGTGGTATGGTCACGACCACGCCAGTCACTGGTGCTACCACTGTAGTCATGACGCAGCTCAGGCGGCAGGAATGCCACTTCGACGCCACCCCAATCGAAATCGGGGTTCATGTCCATCAGCTCACCCAGCGTAACGAAACCCTGGCTCATGATGTTGCTGTCACGGGCCAGGTCAGCCAACGGTGCAAAGCCTACGAACGTACGCTCACGCAGTTGACCACGAGCATCACGCAGCACGGCCGAGTTGTCGAACTCGATACCCTGACGTTCTACACCGGTCTGGTGTGCGGTGTTCAGTGCACGCAGGGAACGATGCAGGAAGTGCGTGGTGGTGTCGTTACGACGGTCGGACAGGACGAGACCTTGGCTACCGACACTGTGACGCATGTCCATGAAGTTGCCTTCACGCTGAACATGACGCTCGAAGCTCTTCTGCAGGACATCACGCGGATCGGAATGGAAGATGTCTTCCGGACGCATGGTCATTGTGCCCTGGGTCGAACGATCGACACTGAAGTCGGGACGGACGTGAGGACTGATGACGTGTACGCACTGGCCCACCGAACTCGACCAGCCTGCTGCTCGAGGCGTTTCGATGTAGTTGTGACGGATCTCCGTGATCGAGTTGAAGTACAGACGCATGTCGCGGTCGAGGGCCACGTCACGAGTACCACGGTCAACTGCACCAACGTGATCAGTGTGGCCGCTGATTTCCAGCAGCTGCACTGCAGTGCGTGTCTGACGGAGGACGACTTCCATTGCGAACATCAGACGACGTTCACTCCAACCGTTGGCGATGTTCACAGCCCCGCAGGTAGTAGCGGAAGGCTTGATGATACGCCCGGATACGCCGGAAAGGATCGACGGTTCCAGACGCTCGCCACCATGGGTGACTTCGTTCAGGATCTCGACATCTTCACGCGTTGCGTTGGAATTGAACGGCCGCAGATGCAGCTCGCGATAACCCGGCCGTTCGCGAAACTGAATCTTGTTAAGCTCCATGTTGCCCCCTGAGTGTATTGTTGATACGGATGATCATATCGGCCAGCTGACGTTTGATGTCGCCGGAGATATACATGTAACCAGATTGCGTCAGCATCGGGATCTTCTCCACGATGTCGCGCGGCGCGTGAGGTTTCCAGGCGATGCCCGACATCTCAGCTACGATCATGTCGATCGCGGTGACTGCCACGTTGCTCCGCTTGCCTGGATCTTGGCGCTTCGTTTCTTGACGGTAGTAAGGATACTGTTGGTCGAGGATTTCCGCCTGTTGCTTGGTGATCTTGTTACGAGTCTCGGTCGGCATGAACGAGACGCCTTCTTCGTTGATATGTTCTTCTGCGGAGATCAGAATGGCAAGTTCGTAATATCCACAGTGGGCCAGGATCGCCTGAGCAATACCCATCAGGCGCAGCATGGTCTGCTTGGTCAGCAGGTCACGGGCATCGGGAGAGATACTGCGAATGACCCAGAAGATCAACGCTTTCTGGAACGGCAGGATCGGACGGGACTCATGGCGCGAACAGATGGCAATGCACTGTTGGACACGAGAGATGTCGACCGGCTCGTTGGAACGCATGATGATCGTTTCAACCTTCTCGGAGAACACTTCAATCAACTGACGAGAACCTTCAGTGATGTCGGTGGTCTGCGAGTAATCATCCCATACAGACGAGTTGTCCTCATCGGACTTATCGATTGCACGACTCTTCTTCGGCATCACGATGCCCGTGACACTCTGGAAGCGACCGTCCATGCGCTGGAGGGTGCCGTTGACGTAGTTGAACAGGTTCCGAGCCATGGACTCGGATTCACTACCGGTGGAGATCGTGCCTACGGCGATCTTGCGTACCAACGCCATGGCCATCAGGTGACGCGGCACTTCTTCACTGGACAGGCCAGCCATGACGGTGGTCATGGAGATCGCCGACGTATCTTTGCCCACACACGCTTCGACGTAGTCAAGCATGCGCTTGTACGGTGGCCAGTTGACCACACCAGCGATCTCGATCATCTTGACAGCTTCGGATTCCTTGAACCCATTGCCATGATCACCAGAGACGTTCTGGATGAACACACCCCAGATCGGCACCATCAGGCGCAGACCCAGCGCCAGCGCCTGCAGATCCATGTAGTCAGCACGGATGTAGGTCTGGTTACGGTAGTTCACTCGACCGCGATCGTTGTACTCCTTGAAGACCTCACTGACATCGCCAGGGATCTTGAAGTTAGCCCGATCCACGTAACTGCGCAGACGGTCATAAGTCACGATGGAGTACATCTTCCGCACCAGCTTCTCGATTTCCTCTCGAACGAAGTAGGAGCCTACGATGCCATCGGTACCCAGATATTCGCGCACGTCGGAGTAGATGCCCCAAAGCACTGCCTGCTCTTCGTCACTGAGCATGCGGTTGATGAATTCATTTACCTCCTTGAACAGGTTCTCTTTGTCTGTGATAGCTGCCGAATGGTAGCTGCCGATCAGCAAGGAAAGGGTCTCTTCGCCGTGGGAGATATCGATCTTCCCGTGCGGCCCTTCGACCGGCATCCTCATTTGAATCTGCATCACGAATCCTCATGGTTACTTGATCAAGGGTATAATGTATTGCCATATACCCTTCGAATAAAATCCTGCCGAAGGGTATAGGCGACACAGGAGCATGAATTTGCTCCTGTGTCGAAACGCATCAACGTTTTAGGGATTAGTGAGTTCTCGTTTAATTCTTCCCTTTACTACCGGGCTATTGTGTCCGATTCTCGAACGACAATACTCGAGATAACCAGGATAGTTTAGGTTTTCTTTGTTAGTTCCCCATCTAAGATTATCAGGACGGTTATTACGAGAATCTTCATCCTCGTGCAAACACATCTGACCATCATCGGGAGGACCATTAAAAGCTTCGCAAACCAACCTAGCTACTTTTAACGTTTTCTTGCCTCGACGAGTATAAACGTATCTCTCACCATCCCACTGTCCGTAGGTTGGCACACCGCCGTAGGAACGTTCACCACCATATGGCATTGGCTTGCTATACGGGATGACCATAACTCGACCATGTGATGACACCATTAGATCTGGGTTTGATGGAGATCGTCTCCAGATCTCGGGATCTGTCATAACGGAACGTCGTCGTCGAAGTTGAAATCATTGCCGCCGGACACGGAAGCTTGCTGCTGCTGGCCACCGCCACCATTCCAGCTACCGCCACCTTGTTGACCGCCACCGCCGTTCCAGCTGTTACCGCCACCTTGACGGTTACCACCGCCGCCCCAGCTACCGCCACCTTGACCGCCTTGACGGTTACGATCCATCCAGGCCGGGCGCTTGTAGTTCTTCTCGATGACCAGGGTCATGTACTCGCGCATGGTGTCGACCCAGCCAAGAGCGAACAGACGAGAAGCAACACCAACCGGCATCGGACCTTCGGCACTGCGGAACTGATGGTAGGTTTCGTTCAGGAACGTGAACTCGATCAGCGGACGGTTCTTACCGGCACTGACGCAGATCGACATTACGCCTTCGGCGTTCTTCTCGATCTTGATGGTGCTCATGATGGACGGGTTCGGATCACGTTTCTTCTCGACGAAGCGGTGACCTTTGTTGTCCATGCAGATCACGCCGGGCTCTTTCGAGTTGGCCAGCATTTCCACAGCACGCAGTACAGCGAAGAAAGCGCGATTGCTCATCGCTGCTTCGATCTTGCCGTTATTACGATCGTTCGGCACCTTGGTCTTGACGACGAAGCGCGGATTGTTCTCGTAATACGCGGCGCGGAGGGTCGGTTCGCCTTCCATGCCTTCTTGCTTGCGGGCTTTCAGAACCAGCGAGGGTTCATCCAGAATAGTCTCGACGCGGGCGCCTTGTTCTTCGCTCATTTCGCCTCCGAATTTTAAAGAAGTGAGCACTCACATCATGGGTCTGTGAGTTATTTTTTTACGTGGCCGTCAGGCTTTGGCGTAAAGACTGATGATCAGACGTTCCAATTCGGGCTCGTAAGCCTTCTTCACGGAACTCAGGATATAGTCCTTAGTAGTCATAGCTGTCCAGCGGTTCTTTTCAGCAATCGCCAGCAGAATGCGACGATACTTGATTGGATAACCTGTAAATAAGTTACCACCATCACCGAAGAACTGGAGGGTCATCCGGTCAAACGGGATATTGGGTAACTCTTTGCCGTTGGTCAGCTTGGTGTGCCATAAGGCCGGAGGCTTGGTAGCGCCGGTATGCGATTCCAGCAACGTCACCGATCCGAACTTATAACGCTGAAGCAGATCAACCGCGTAGTTGGTCATGAGGAGTACACGGCGAGAGTCGTTGGGAAGGTCGATGTCCGTCTCCACCAAGTTGGTGTAGTGGTGGACTTTAGCGATTTCCTTGAACTCAATGACCGTGTTCTCTTCCCTCATAGCTGCCTGCTGCTGAAGATCAGTGCGAGCTGCTTTAAGGATAGCGAACGGGAACTTTCTGGGAAGACTCCGATAGCTACACAGGTAAGGTACTACCGAAACCCGTCCGTTGGAAACTGTCTTAACAGCCTGTTCAATGATGGTTAGTTCATTGAGCAGAGTATTAGCCAGATCTTCAGGAAGAACGTTGTGGAGATGGTCTCCGGCAATCGAACCGACCATGTTCCGGATCAGCGTCCGGATGTTAACGTACAGGACGTCGACATTGTTGATGATTGGTTTTGGATTGTGGTTATCCTCGAGGATGCCGAAAGCACCCTCGAGGGCCAGACTACTGCCGATGGAGATGGGTATTTGCCCCTTCTCCCGGCTGGAGAGGGCCTCCATGGCGTACTGATCGATGGCCATGCTGACTCCTACTTATACTTTTCAAGCACCTTAGCAATCGACTGTGCTTGATTAGCGGGGATGTCTGGGTATTTCTTACGCATGTGTTCGTCGAGCACCTGCCAGACGTTGGTCGGGGTGATCGTGATGGGCTTGACGATCGTGTTCTGATCGTAAGCATGCAGGAGATGGGCATCCTCTGCACGTTTAAGCTCATCCATCTGAGTGGTGATCGTAAACTGGGGGAAACGCTTCCTGAGGTCTTTCAGACCATGGTGCACAACCGAGTCGCGTTTGATAAGAAGGCGGAAGTAAGAACCGTCAGGGAAGTTCTCCATTTCCTCCATCGTCTCGAAAACTTCAGTCAGTTCCATCTCCCGACAATCCAAGGTCTTGTAGATCTTGGCATTGGTATTTTCAACGAACCAATGGTAATTGCCGTCTTGGGAAATGCAGGCTCGGTAATGACCTTTAGCAGCTTCCTCGCCATGCGACAGTCGATCCAAAGAACCCTGAGCCAGAATGATGCCATTCTCGCTGCGAATGTGGACATGTCCGATCGTGATATAGTGCCTGACGATGGACTGGTAGTTTTCGCTGTTGTGGTTCTTTGGTGACTGAATCGGGAGCTGGTAGTCGAATGACCCGTGCATGCACGCGATGTCGACCTTTTGCATCCCGTGAATACTCAGGAGTTCTTGTACTTGACTCCAGGTGACTGAAGCATCAGCATTCCACTCATCGGGAACGTACAGGACACTTATACTGCCAAGCTCGTTGATCACCTCGATACTGAGGGTTTCGACGTACTTGAGGTTAGCCTGTATTTCCAACGCCGAGTTGACGTTAACGAATTGCTTGGACTGATGCCAGTCGTGACTCGGTGTACCTTCGAGGACACGAACCAGAATGTTCCATTTCACGCAGATCTTCAAGAAATCCGCGATCCATTCTTGAATGGCGTCCACCTCATCTTGAGGCAGATTCATCAGACGGTCAAACACATCACCGGCAAAGAAGATGATATCAAGATTGCCTGTCTCCGCATTATCGGGAAATGCCTGCCTGAGGCTCTCGATGATGTGGTAGGTATTTGTCCGAGGATGGGCCAGATGGATGTCAGAGACCGTCGCAAAGAACTTGTCAGTGCGATTGGCTTTCATGACACCCATGGCCAAGGGCGTCAATTCACATGGGTTCGAAATCGTCTTCAGAGAAGTCATCGAGTTTTGGGCCCTTTTCTTCAGTCGCCGCTGTCTGATCCAGATTGAACTCTTTCCGGACAGCATCGGCCTGATCGCCAAACAGGCGTTCCAGCGGAATGTTGTAACGCATGTAGATCGAGGCCCACATACGCGAGTACAGCATGGAAATGGCGTCGGTCGGGCTATATGCCAGTTCCACCAGACGACGGACATACTGGTCAATGACATAACCAGGATGCTGAGTGGTGATTGATACTTCGAACTCATCCGCCAGCACGTTGACCGAAGTCTCGGGGCGAGAGTCTTCCGAACGGATCACCATCGGGGTCTGGGAGATCAGTGGAGGAACGACATACAGCACCTTTCCAGGGTTGTTGTCGGCGACCACCTCGATCATGCGGTTGGCATGACCGGCAGCTGCCACGTAGATGTCGACACGGCGATTGGTGTCGCCGTCTTCAGACGGGATCAGGTGCGGCAGTAGGCGCTTGACGAAGTCGGATTCGCGCAGACGAGCACAGGTATCACGACCCATGGCTTCCAGTTCACTGAAATCGTTTTCGTTCAGTTGCATGGTCTTATCTCCAATGGATGGGGAGGTTTCCCTCCCCTGGCCGATCAGTGAGTGGTTTCGGGAGCAGGCTGTTCTTCGCTGCTTTCGCCCAGACCAGTCAGCGCCAGTGCAGCCTTGTTGGCTTCTGCACGTGCGGCTTCGATGTCGCCCTTCTCCATGATGAAGTAGGCCTTGCCGACTTCGGCGCCGTAGGAGATCAGCAGATCACCGAACACGTGGGCGACTTCCGGGGAACGCATGCCTTCCGGCAGTTCTTCGCCAGTGACCCAGTTGCCGCTGCCCGGATTGTCTTCCATCTCGACCAGGACGCCCTCGTCTTGCAGGGTGACACGGATGGCGCCTTTCAGGTAGCCTTCAACGACCATCAGCTCGGGGGCTTGCTGACGGGAGGCCTTGGCCTTGAAGGAGATGGCGTTGGCGCCGGCGACCAGAACGCGCTGAGCGATGGAGTCCAGCAGGACTTGATCGTTGAAGATGCGGTTCACGTGGTCAGCTGTGATTTCGACGATGGTGCGTTGCAGGCCGATGATGGTGTCGTTGGCTTGCAGCAGGCTGGATTCCAGCTGCGCTACGCGCTCTTCCAGCGAGGTCAGGCGGTTGTCTTGGTTTTGCTCGTGCTCGGACATTTGAAGCTCCATTACTTGAAGAGTTGGTCAGCCAAACGCAGTGGCCTTCCGTCATTTTGAAGATCGATGATGGATCGAATCTTCGAATCGGCTGACGTTACAACGTGTGCAATATCGACACTCTTGTTACCGTCTCGTAACATAGCCGAGATCTGTATTTGAATACTGGTGTCGGTAGATGTGCTGGTGACATCCAGCGTCACCTCATCAAACTGACGCTCCAGATAGGGTTCGAGTTTACTGCGCAATTCGCGCACTACCTCGATTTCAGAGTTACCGTAGCGGGCGATGATATCGCTCAGACTTACAGTGAACCCGCGAAACATGTCAGACTGGGATCGTTGACCAATGTAGAAATTGGCCATGACTTCATCTGCCTTGATCGTGAGGTCTGACGAGAAACCTGCAGGACCAAGAACGGGGACGACTTTAGCCATTACTCACCTCGGACAAAAAAGAAATTAACGGTAGACACAGCACATACCATCAAGGCATGTGCTGTGTTTTATCTACAGTGAGTTGTTTTCTTCCGAGGAAGGGTCGTCAAGACCCTCGTCGAGGAACGCGTTGAAGTTAGCCCACATGCTGTCCCTGACCCTGACTTGGTCGGCGAACGAGAGTTCCGTACGGCCATCTTCATCGTAGAGATGCAGATACTGCACGAACTTCTCATTGCCCTCGTCGTCAAACTGGGCAAGACCGTTCATCACCTGTTGGTAGTCAGGATCATCGTCCCCATAACGGCCTGGGTTACGATTGGTGAACATGTCACGCCAGCCATGGATCATATCTTGCTCGAACAATTTCTTAGCTCGTGGGTTTGCCATGAGCCAGCGAGCTTGATTGGGACCTGCTTGCTGGAACTCCCCGATCGACGACATCGGTTTAATGATGTCACGGTCGAAGATGTGGGTCACCTTACGACGGACGGCCTCGATCTTGCGCTCAATGCGCTCGAAGTCGATGGAGTTGAACTTATCTACCGCTCGGCGATAGAAGTCCGTATCCAGCAACCCGTGCGAGCGAGCGGTGTGCTCGATTCGGTCACGCAGCATGCTTCTCTCGTTGGTGGAGGGAAGACCATAGCGCATGAAGCCGTAGTCATCGTCGCTTGCATAGACTGCAATTGCCATCGGTTTGGTTGCTCCTTATTTCGATACAGCGTCGCCCTCAATGATCCAGTTCGTCAGGGTCGCGATAAGCGGCGCCGGCAACGTCGTGTTTCGCGAGACGGTGAAAGGTTTATTGAGGTCCATCACGCCGGTGACCGGGTCAAGACGGGACATGATTTTGGCGTTCTTATGGTCAAGCGGAAGCTCACCCCACAATGCATCCGTTTATTCACACTAACTAACTAACTAACCATCAATAAGGACTGGACTCCTCACTGATAGATGTAATCAACTCAAGATCAGAATATGCAAATCGAATTCCATTGTATTCTGCAATCTTGTTTTCGTCGGCACTACGCTTTAATCTAACCGATATAGCTTTCTTACTGAGTTCATTTTGAGCTATAAACTCATTAGCACTCGGGTAGAAGAATGCTTTTCCATCAGACCTCTCCATGGTAACAGGACGAGCTATACCCCATCGCGTAGCATTTAGCATGTGTTCGTAGCTATAATCTCTGAATTCTCTATCGGCATATGCTACCTGATACCGTTGCCTGAATAGAGAAAGCCTCGGGGTCTTGGCGATGGCGGATAAATGACCCGTCAATGTTCCATGGGCCTTAGCTGCCGCAGTCATCGTTGGGTAAAATGTTACCTCCCCTGTATGAATATCCTTCATTTTAGTCGGACTTCTCGGGATCATGCCTAAACGATCCCGATTGGGTATTGTTGTCTTCCTTAGATGTGCAGGAATGGGATCAGAAGATCTCAAGTGTTTAAACTTGTAGCCGTTAATCTCATTTCCATAAACAATACTGTTCCAGACTTCGTCGTGACTACATCCAGATAATTCTGCAGCAGTATTTATAGACTCAGCCAAGATGGCATTTGACTCATCACCCTTCCACAGAAGTATCATTGGTCGTGTTGGCTGGTTTGTCAACGCATAGTGCACGTTATTAAACTGGACTGTAAGCCATTCCAAGTTGGTCACGGCATTATTTGACTTGTCACAGTCTTTATGGTTGACTGTAAGTAAGAATGGTTCTCCTGGAGGTTCGATGTGCGCCAAGGCAACTAATCGATGGACTCCATATGTAACCCATCCTCTGTCTGTTAAGACAGTGGCTGTGGAGTAACCATCCTTATTTTTGTATTGCTTTCTTTCAGTAAAGGCCTGATCGTAGATCTTGCCATCGTCAGAGGCAAGAAATCCACAAGTCCCTGGAATTTCTTTGAGCATGGCGGTTTCCAATATAACAGTTAGTTAGTGTTCGTTGGAATCGTTACTTCCAACCGACACAGATGTCCAGTCTGTGTCGAACGCTATGGTTTCCCATAACGACTGACTATATCTTCACCTACCGAAGTAAGTGCCCTCCATTTCGATTTAAAGCTTGCGCTCCCCACTTGGGGCCTACTCCTTACGGATAGTCGATGAACCTTACTCATATCTCGTCGTCACGACGGTATGTAGAGTCTTGGATGCTGATTGCCCAATCTGCTTGATTTTCAAACATTCACGCTCACCGTTTCCAGTCACGTTGTAGTTCAAGCAGCTCTAAGGGGTTCCCAGCAGTTAAAAGGGTTTAGCGACAGCAATATTTTTACCGTCGTAGTCGGCGTTCTTGTCGATCAGGTTCAGCGGAGACAGAGAGATGGTGTTATCCGTCGGGTCTGTCTTGATGGTGTCGATCTGGTTGTAGCCAATCGATCCGCGAGTCAGCGTTGGGTTGCGCCCGAAGGTCGTTGGGATGGTACCGTTCGGAGCCTCGGCAAGTAGCTCTTTGAACAGACGATCCAACTCAGGGTGCCAACGCAGCGTGTTCTCGTAGATCATCGCCTCCATTTCATTGGGCGTGTAGTTCCGATCCATCAGCTTGTTCTGCAGATGGAGCTTGAACAGCAACGTACTCAACGACCAGGGCAGCTCCAGTCCATCTTGGCGATGCGGCTTCTGGCGGGAGGTAATCACTGCCCGGAAACTGAAGTACGGCTTGGTGCCATAGACCAGCTTACGGGAAATGCCCGGTTTCTTGAAGACGATTTCAGACTCGAAAGTCTTGTAGTACGAATCCATGCCCTGCAGCGCCGTGACTACCCGAGCCTCTTTAACCGCTTGTGTGAGCTTGGGCTGGTTCTCAGCCGACTCACGAGTCTCGATACCGATGAGGATGTGCGCAGCGTTGATCGCTGCTACCATCTTCGGGTCGGCCGTGATGCGGTTATTCGCGCTCTCCCGGATAAAGCCCAGGCGTGTCGGGAATGGCATGTACTCGGAGAACGTACGGTCGTAGTTTTCCTGGAGGAAGCGCATGATCTTGCGCCGCTGACGTGCCGAGGCAGAAGGCCCGAGCAGGCCGGCCTTGAACAACGCCACCAGGATTGCTTCGTAGTTCTCGATGAAATGGTTGTAACCGCGAGGGATTTCCAGGCGTTCCAGTTTCCGCATCTTGTCTACCGCGAGATTGCCAGGCGGTTGGTAGCGGGGATTGCACAGGTACTCGAGGATACTGAAGTTGGAGTGAGTCAGGTTCTTGGAAAGAATGCGCCAGACGGTCAGGTTAATGAACGCCTTGATGCCCGGAGGGACGCGCAGCCACAGCTTCGATTCCAGCGGCTTTTCGGTGATCGGTACGACAGTGGACAGACAGGTGTTACAACGCACACCGTAGTTATCCATGCCGACGATTTCACCACAGTCGCAGCTTGCTGTGTTGCTGAGTGAGTCACCATCAAGGCTGGCACAAATGAGGCGATTCAACTTCAGGCGGTCGCTCTCCAGATCGATGTTGAAATCGTTCATGAGGATTGCCTGGGTCGACATATGTCGGAACATAGTGTCGTAGTTGAGCACCCGCAAGTAAATGCCATTGCGTTTGTTCATGCTCTCTCCTGTGGTTGGGATTAAAACAAAAGAACATAGCCTGGGGAGCCGAAGCTCCCCAAACTATTTAACGGACCGACCTTACTTAGAAGGACGAACCATGGCCGAAGCCGTTGCCCACGTGACCACGCAGGGAACGCTCGTTGCCACCGATCCGACGGCTGGACAGCATGCCGTTGGTCAGGTCGCCACCCACGAAATCGCGGATGCGAGTGTTGCCACGCAGACGACGAGCGCCGAAGCTGTAGTGAGCGCTGCGCTGATCGATGTTGATCTTGCAGTCTGCCACAGCAGCGGCCAGGGCCTGGATGAACTTCGGATTGATATACGCCAGGTCGACGTAGCGGCTGAACTTCACGTTCGACGCGCCCAGAGCACTGGTCAGCTGGGTGAACTGTTCGGATACGCGCACTTCCACGTCGAGGTCGACGCGGTCGATGACGTCCTGGTAGTTCAGGGCCGAGGTGCCTTCGTCGGTCGGGTTCTGAGCCATCCAACGGAGCAGATCCCACTCGCGCAGGTCACGCTCTTCACCACGCTCGTCGATCCAAGTACCGGTCAGGTAACGGGCACCGGACAGCTGCAGCGGGACGGTGACGTCCAGTTCAGCGGCGCGACGGGAGAAGTTGTTGTTGGTCAGACGATCGGCGAAGTCGTACAGGCGACGTACGGCGTCACGGTTCGGGCTGGTGTCGGAAGCAGCGTCGAGCAGCAGACCCATGATCCAGCTGTTGTCGCCGCCTTCTTCCAGCTCGATGGCCCAGGCCAGGTTCTCGTTCACGAGGCTGAAGAAGTACTGACCCCACTTGTCGGTGTCGAGGTTGGTACGAGCTTCGATCTCGAAAGCGGTCTTGTCCGGACCGAGCAGGCCCAGCAGGCCGGTGTCGCGGTAGTCGATCTCACCGCGGGCAACTTCGCCCGGCAGGAAGGTCTGAGCCCACGCCTGGTTGGAGCTGATCACCGAAGCGCCGGCCAGACCGAGCAGCAGCTGCTCAGCAGTGATGCTGTTGGTGCCGGTGTCGATGGCGTTGATGATCAGGGTCGGAGTGAAGTACGGGGTATCGCGACGGACGTTGCGATTCCAGCGGTCTTCGTCCTGGGGCGGCGAGTACATCAGGCTGACGTAACCACCCAGGCTGGCCAGGCCAACCGAAGCAGTCTGGTCGCCCTTGGCCACCTTACCAGCTACGTTCACCGCGATGTCGCGGCGGCGCGGCAGGCCATCGGCGCTGTGGGCCTCACGGCCGGACATGTCGACGCTGATCTCCAGAGTGGAGTTCTTGCTCAGCCACTCGAGGCTGAAGTACAGGTCACGCTCGTAGACGTGGTTGTACATGGCCACGATGGCCGCCTGGGCGTAGAACACGACGTTGCGGGTTTCGGTGCTTTCCGGCTCGGAGAAGTTGACCTTGCGGGAGACGGTGCGCCAGCCGGCACGCTGTACTTCGACGTTGCGACGGGACTGCTCGAAGTGCTTCTTCACGATCTCATCGACCAGAGCCATGTAGGACTCGGTCATGTAGTCGGAGACCACTACCGGCAGCGGGTAGTCGCGATGGTTCAGGTTGACGGTACGGACCTGGTTCTCTTCAGCCAGGCTGGATTCCAGGGCCAGGAAGTGAGTCAGAACACGCAGGGTGCCCTGGGACTCGACCGGGTAGGCCAGGATGACCGAGGAGACCTCGACGTTGTGCTCGGAAGCTTCCAGGCCGATCACCTGGATCTTGGTCAGATCGATGCCACCGGCGGCGGCCAGTTGACGGTCAGCGGAGAACCAGAACTTGCAGGCAGCGATGGCGGCGATCAGTTGTTCACCGCTGGTGCGACGGGACATGCCGCCACCCAGGAGACGGTTCAGGTCGAGGATGGAGTTAACCACCGGGGCCTGACGCTGTTGCTGCTGAGGGGCTGCACGATCTTGACGCTGCTCGGCGCCAGTGTTCACGGATTCTTGACCGTTGTTCGGATCATTGACGGGCATGTAAATAGCTCCTTGGGTTTTGTTACTAGGCCTAGTGAACGTTGAAGCATTGCTCCACTATTCACGTTGATAATGTATCTACATGAATAATTCGAATGGAATTTACATTCCTTGCTTCATCGTATCAGGTACTGGGGTTTATTTTTACTGCGTGTACACCGATAAAAACGGGAAAAGGAAATACCCTCCCTTGGCGACAGGGTCACAACCCTGCCCGGAGCACATCTCCTATACAATAGGGGTAAACATGTTATTTTTTACACGAAATGATGTTTGGCTGTAAGTCTAGCTATCCTTTGAGACTTATTAACAATGGAACCTTTTCCATGTACGCACTCTTCAATTCAGGCCTTAATCTGCGGCAAACCAACACTGCCACGATGGCCTTTGACAACATTAAGCGAGAGATCCTTAATGTACAGGTAGGTCAATATCGACGCTACCGGGCACTGAACCCAGGTTATCTGAAGAGCGACCATATCCTTCAGCGCATCCTCGGTCAGATCGATATCAAGTTCGACGGTGATCTGCCAGATTACTATCTTCGTGTATCCAGCATTGTTAATCGCTTGGCTGGGCAGATGGGGTTCTGCAATGGTGCTCACCATGGCAGGATAGGTAATGATAGCTTCTTCTACGGCAAGGGTGTAAAAGAGATCATCATTGCAATTGCAGACGAATCCATCACTCCGGGTCAGATCTGGTTCAACTGGAAAGACATGAGCCCCATTCGGGTACTGTCCCATCCGATCAGTGGATGTGGCATTATCGAGCTAGATGGTACCAATGAAATAAAAGGTTTACCTAAAGGCGCTACAGCAGTTGTGGAAATCAACATCCCCCTGCTGGCCTGTCAGTATCACCTTTGGCGGATGGCTGTAGCCAACACCGCGCCCGATGGCTTCGTTCAGCCGGTAGCTCACTTCCTGACTCAGGTCATCATCCCCAATATGTTGACCAGCCATCTAGATGTGGCCATTCTCAATACCGTTCATTCGTTGATAGGTGGTGAGGAAGATTACGTCAGACTGGAAAGCGATATGCCGTTCTATCTGGCCGATTTCTATCCGCGTGTGGAGAAGACCCTCCAGGATGTGGTAAATAAGTTCACATCTCAGACACACACCTACATGGAGATCATGGCCAACATTCCGGTGATCGGACAGGACAATCTCCTTCAGGTCGTCAAGATGCCTGACATCGCTTACACCAACCAGGCCATCTGGGCGCTGACCATTGCACGCTTGCCGTGCATTGCAATGTTGCTCCGTTTCGATTTCCTCAGTAAGAACGCAAAGAACGACGCAGATCGTAATCGAATTCGTCGTAGTTTGCGTGAAGCTGAGAGCGGTAAGTATCTGGTCAACCAGATCCCTGTAGACGTTGCAGAGTACCTTGCCAGCTACATCGATCGCAATATCCGTCAGTATCTTGAGTGACAGCATAGAGAGGAGCCACAGGGCTCCTCTCTATGCCTTATGCCGCTACCATCCATCGATAGCCATACCTTGGTGGAAGTCCGTTTCCATCGCACACCCTACCAATAAAGTTCGTCTTCTTCCTCTTCTTCGTAAAGGAAGTCCTCTTCTTCATCATCCTCAATCACGCTGTTGGCATCCGTGGCGGCTGGCTGCAGATTGACTTCTCCAGAAGGAGTATATATGTCGCTGATAAGACGCACATACTTACTGTCTACTTGGAACACTCCTAGCGATTCAAGAATCATGTAAAATGATTCAAGAATTTCATAGGTCAGACGCCGGACGTTGATCATCACCATGACTTCTGGAGGCATGCCAATACCAGCCAGGATAGAGTACGGGAGATACAGCGTACCGATCTTGTCCCGACCTGTCATGATGTGGTAGTGCTTAAGTCGCGCAGCGAAGTCAGGGTCAATTTCCTCCACTTTGGCAAACCAATTTGTCATGTCTGTCTTGTTCTTGATATCCAACGGTACCTTAATGCAGCTGTAGGGCGGACTTTCAACATGGCCGTACTTCGGAGCAAACACTTCCTCCCACATCAGGTAGTGTTTGTAGTTGGATTTCTCCAGGTACGGGTTCTCCTTGTTCATGTTCGGGTAAGATTCCTGAATCTGAACAGACTTCAGGTACTTATGCTCCCCGTTCTTGATGGAGTTGTAGATGTCTTGTTCGTGTGACCATACTCGATGGTACAGCTCCTCGAGTGTAAACTGCTTGTTCTGGTCGGCACGATTCATGACCTCTTTCATGAAACCCTTGGCTGCCTTGATAATCGACACAGGTACGGTAGAGGAGCGTAGGGCCACGCCCTTGATCTCCATCTCGTAGTCCTTATAGACGTTACCTTCACGACAGCTCATGAATGCGTAGTAGTGTTTTGCACGACTGGTCAGGGTAAAGACCGGGAATGCGTACTCGTTTTTCATGGTGAGACGATGAAGGTCTTCCTTGATAACGCCCATGTTAGCCGACAGCTTGGCCAAGACGTGCACGATGCACTGACAGGCAATGTAAGTGGTGGTATACCAAATGCCGTCACCTTCTTTGGTGCGGTTATCATTGCCGGTATACCAAGTCACCCATTCCTGAGTAGTGAAAATGGTGGAGTCTGTGTCGGACGCCAGCACCACACGACGCAGAATGCCTTTAATGTTAGCCACAGTAGGAGCCAACAGCACCGGGGTCAGGAAGACACGGATGAAATCGAAGTATTCCTGCAGGACGTTCTGGATATTCAGGGCTGTACGGGCGATATAAAGCAGCGCCTCGTTCATTCCCTTCTTGGACATTGAGTCGAAGTTCTCACCACGGGCCAGATCGGCGTTGAGGTAAGTAGCCAGGACCTTGGTATCGTCGTCAATTGACTTACCGTCGAGCAGTTTCTTCGGGTCTTCGATCACGGTATCGTCTTTAGACGGATCGAACTTGATGATCTTGTCCATGAACGTACGGACAAACTCATCATTGTACTTGGTGATGTGATAAAGGTCGCCCGTGTAGACCACGATGGCACGTTCCAGCGGAGTCATGCGGACAATGAAGTCCACGATCTTCTGGAATTGAGCAGGGTTTCGCCAGTAAAGGTCAGTGCTGCGACGGATACATTCAGCAGTTTGCTCAACATTCGGGTAGACAAAGCCACATTTTTGCATGGCGGCTTCGAATTCGGCGTGAGGTTGGCTGGTAACCAGCGCCGCCATGTTGGCGACTGTGATTTTGGGCGAGTGATAATGACGAGAACCTGCCAAAAGCTTCTCGTTGTTGGCGTTACCATACCCAGTAGCCGAACGACACATGGAAGTCAGGCTCGAGTGACCCGATTTTACGTACAGAATGTTGCCGGTGAAGCCATGCATACCCGACAGCGAGTTAATCGCAATCTTCTTGGCGTTCTGCTCGGCGTCTTTGATCTTTTCCAGGACCTTATCTTCGGCTACCTGGGCCATGAACATCTCGTTCTTGGCTTTCTTACGGCCAGCGATGCCCGATTCCACGAACTTTGCCGAAGGAGACTTCAGGACATTCGGGTTTTCGTAGCAAACCATGGACGGAGAGAGAATACGGTCACTGTCGGTAACGGTTTTGACGTAGCTGAGCAGCGTCATTTCGTCTTTTACGCGATTGCCCGGACTGTCTTGACGAAGAACCAGCATATTCGGGTCTTGCATCGGGAAACGACCGTTACGAGACAGGGTCTTTCTGAGGAACTTAAGACACTGGTCTTCCGACTGACCGGTCATCCGGTGGAGGAAGAACACATTCTGCTTGAAATAGCCTTTCAGCAGGTCGAGATCACGCGTGTAAGCTTCCTTGGGAAGTACGAATGGGTTCTCCATCGATGCTGTGTCCTGTACAAAAGAAAAATAAAGTAGGGTGACTCATAATAGAGTCACCCTTAGTTTTTATTCACTTTCTGTCAAGACATAGATCATCGAATCTTCTTCACGGACACCGAAAAAGTCGCTCAGATAGATGAATCTATCATTCATCGCAGCCATCTTCAGTATTTCGTAGAAACCATGGGGTTTGCCTGACGTCATGTAGAAACGATACAGCTCGTCAAGAACCTTATTGACAAGATCGTACTCATACTCGTCGTACAAGGTATCTTGAATAGACGTCGTCAGACTCATGTCTTCTTTTTCTTCATTGAGCATGATGTCGACGATGGTGTATGGAGTGAGAATGTCTATCATGCCGCCAGTGCATTCATCTCCAGAATACACAATTCCTTCGATGTTGCCGACCTTCTCTACAAAGTCACCATACTTCATGAAAAAGTGGTGATCAAATGGATAGATGAGGGTGTTCTCGGCATTAGCTCCGAACACCACCCTGCCACTATTGCTGCTGCTCGACCATGCCGATCTGCTCAATCGAAAATTCGATGCCATTTTGGAGAAGTGCCTGCTTGACTGTGTTCTCGACGGTATCAGTGACATTGTTCACAGTGATCACCAATTTGCGACTGGTGATCACTTCGATGGTCTCGTACTTAATCCACGGTACACCGAGGACTTCAATGTCGCCGTTGCCGTAGCGGATCTTCACGTAGTTGTAGGAACTGGCCGCTTCAGGGAGATCCTGAATGTAGTTCTTGACTTGGGAATGCCGGGCACGGACATCGGACATCATAGCCGCAGTGTCCATGTCCAGTACAGCGAGCACTTGGACGTTACGTCGGTTCGTACCCAGAATCCCTGGGGCTGCCGTGTCGAAATTGACGACAGACCCGATATACTCGGTGATGCTCATCGTTGGTTCTCCTCGATGATTAAGATATATGTACCCTCGGTATCGATAACATCCAATTCCACCCATCGGAATCTGGAGACCATTAGGAAAGACGGATCTCGCCTGATCTTGGTTAGCCAGTCACTATCGATAATGTCGTCGACACTACGGTAGAAGAACGCGGCCATGATGAGATTATTGATGTATCGCCGCAGCGACCTTGGAAGCTCCTCAGTGTCCAGAGGGGCATCGGGGTCCAGTGCGTAAAATACCTCGGGCAACAATTCAGCAATTGCCGCAGAAGTACTAATGATTCGCATGATTTCCCTTAACGCAAAACGATGACTACTGCCTCGTCGTCTTCCGAATAGGCCGCATGGCAAACTCTGCGTCTGTCCATGCCTGGCGTGGCGTGGTCTAGCGCGCAGTACAGGTTTATCATAGCATTTCTCAACGCTATGAAATCTTCACTCTCGACAAGTTCCCTGCCGTTGTAGCTGGGAGGGAACATCGGCATCACAAACTCATCGACAAACAATTCACCACGGCGGACCCAGTCGCGATAATGGACGAATATCTCGTCAATATCGTACGAATGATCCATGACCTGTGACAGGTCGCTTAGGAAATTCTTGTAGATCCCGGCGCCGTGGATTATGGCTGTTGTCTCGGCCATCACTTATCCTCACTATGACGCTACCGTCTATTGCATTTAATCCGAGAACGTCCACGATAAGGTTATCAATCTTACCGTATTCGCGCAGAGATTCCACATAGACATTTAAAGATTCGAGAAGAGGTTCGAAAGCCTCCTCCACGGTTAGTAGCGTTCTATCCCACGACAAGTCGATGGCATTGCAGGTCATGTTCTCTTTGATCAGGTCTCGCCAGAAGGTGACAAGGCCAGCAAACTGAACAGAGATGGACGATGTCAATAGGCCGCGCAGAGCAGCCTCAATTGCCGGAATCAACAGGAGCCGGTCGGTTCTTTCGACGTGTCGGGAGTCTAACTGTAACACCAGCGTCAGCGGGAGCGTCAGGTTCATTGCGGGGTTTGAGTTCGATGAGTGCCCATTCATCATCATTGTCAATCTCCAGAATCTTGAGACTCTCGGTGTTGTTACGGTTAATGAACTGGGCCTGACGCTCCAGTTCGTCGAGAATCGAGCTGATACTGTCTTGGACTTCCAGCTGTGCCTGTGATGGCATCTTGGAATCCATCATGGGGGCGAGTGGGAACGTGTCGTTGAGGCGAGCCATGAAGTTCTCAGACAAGACTTCGAACAACTGATCGATGCTAAGTCCGGTGGCCTGACATGCCTGCATCGCTTTCGTTAAGAACTCGCCATTCGTTTCCAAGGTGATGATGACTTTCACACTTGGACGCTCGGACAAAGAGGTATTCATCTGAGCCCGAATATCCGACTCGAATGAGTTGATACGGCGTAGCATTTCTGCCGGGACTCGCATCGGACGCATCATTGGGTATTTCATAGAAAGTCCTTAAGTCTTGAATTTCTTTAGAGGCGGCGTCACCGAAGTGCTCCAGCCACTCTATAAAGGTAATGTGTTGTTCTGGATAATTTGCCAGTAAGTCGTCCGCATAGTAACTCTCTTCAAACACGAATAATGCGATTGCGGCATAGACTAAAACCTGGGCGCTGACAAGCTCGAGTAACTTTCGTCCCGGCTCGCCTAGCGCCTTCTCATCGTTTAGGTTCAAAACGATTGAGTTCATCCCATTTGACATCGCGAGAGATCTCCAACAGTAACTCTCCATTATCATAGTCTATGGCTTTGCAATTTAATTTGAATGATGCCATGAGACCAGAGAAAAGACTGCTTATCACGTCGGACGTCTTTTCAAGATCCGGTAAGAACAGTCGTTGTTTGATAGGGTTCTTGCTGCGCATCCATCTGCGCACTATCGCGGTATCCAAGATGTCGTGCATCATTAGACCACAGTTTATGATGTCCAGCAACGGGACATCGAGCCCTAAAGCGTACAGTTCATCCTGTATCTTCAGTAGCTCACGATGGTCGATCGGAAGACCAACCATGACAAACCTGACCATCCCTGGTCCGTTATTAACAGTCACACGGGTGACCACATACGGTACACCCCAGGACCTATAACAATCCTTCGAATGCTCGACGATACCGCTCCGGTAGGTAATCACCTCTGGATTCAGCATGTCGGTACTCTTTGATCAATGAATCGATCACTGCTGGTTTAGGTTTCAACCGTGAAGTAATCACGATTGTTTCTCGGGTAGCCTCGTACTGGAGTACGGGGAGGTGTGTCTCCTTATTGACGTAACCGTCCACGAGTCTGATGAAAAACTCGACGACCATGTCGATTGGGGCGTAGTCGGACAACTCCCGCTCCATGCCCTTAATGGCGGCGTCAATCAGCAAATCTTCCTGTGTTTCATTGTAGCTGGCGCACAGGCGACTTATCAGACTCGATACGTCAGATGGGAAGCAACTACCTAGCTGGTCATTAAAGACGTCAGTGACAATTGCTTCAAGGGAAGACGACGACACCAATACAGGAATCATATCGCCTCTCCTTTATCAATGGCGCTTGATCTCTTCGTCGAAGATGCGCTTGAGTTCTACACGCACCGCTTCAGATGACGCTGCATCAAACGCTTTACGAACGAAACGACCGACTGCCAGTTCAGCATCATCGATGTTCTTGGCAGTGATCTTCTTCGGCGGCATCATTTCTTTCAACTGGCCATTCAGCTTGCGCAGTTGGATCAGGCGGATGTCGTCATCAATGTTGATAACGATGTCTTCACATCCTGACTTGTGAGAAATGGTAATCTCTTTGTTCTTGAGATACTCACCAATACCATCGACCATTACATCCATAATGGCGGTCATGGCAAGGAAGTATTCGTCGATCTCGTCGCAGATATCTTCAACTTGCTCGTAACTGATCAAGTGGATTGGATAACCAAGCACCTCAAGCATGGTCTCCAATGGATCTTTCTTTTCCGCCACATGTGGCAGTCCGGAGAAGATGTAGTGGGTAGCAAATGCTGCTGCCGCATCGATGATTGTCTGGGCTTCCTGTCCAGGCTCTAGGTTATACCCGGCTGGCCACTCATCGATGTTATCGGTGATATAGCTGACCAAATCCGAAATAGGCAAACTGATGAACCGCACTGGTTAGCTCCTTAAATGTTTCTGCAGGCAGATAATGAGTACTTCCTTGTCCATCACCACAGAGATGATGAACATCCGCAACATTCCGACAATATACTCCGGAAGGCGTGTATGAAACTCCATTCCGTAATGAGCCATGAGTCTTCGTACATTTTTGTACTGGTCACGCAACGATGGATACTGTGGGATAACGCTGATTACCGTCAGACCCAATTTTTCGACTAGGTCTCTCTCGACCACATACTGCGTTGCAAGGGGCGAAAAGACTCCCTCCTCATCCAGCATCTGGTTTAGTGAAGAAACATCGAAAATCAAGCCCGTAGGGCCCTTAAATTTGATATTCATAGATCCCCCTACACGATAGGTCGATCGGGGATTTATTTACCTTAAAAAATAAGGCCAGAGAGCAGGGGTACATCCCCTGCTCTCTTTGCGTTTAGCGCTTAGGTTTGTTAACTGCATCGTCAACAGACCATCCAGATTTCAATCTTGTTTGAAGCAAGTTATAATTGACACCGGTCAGCTCGGACAACTCAGCTATAGTTACTTCCCTACCACCCCATTGAACTCTAACAGACCTAGATGTGTTTCGCATCTGTTCGGTCTGAGTGGCCCATCGACAATTACTAGGTTCGTAATTGCCATCTGTATCAATTCGTTCTATGCTGTGTTGTTCTGAGGGACAAGGCCCCATGTCAGAAAAGAAGTTCTCAAACGAGTTTATCCATCGTGAACAAACAGATATACCGCGGGCACCGTAGTGTTTGTAGTTGTCCCTGTTTTCATTAGTACACCTGGTTTTCATAGCACACCAGATACGGTACTCTCGGGTGTCAGTTAGTCCATGGGTGCTTTTAGCTTCAGCGGCCCGCTGTCGTTGAAGACATCCACAACTTTGAGTAGAACCACTGCCAAGTTCGTAAGAAGAAACAGTTGTCATATTTCCACACGAACACTGACATAACCACGCCACTTGATCGCCAATTAACCCATTCTTAGATATGGCTTTGAGTCGACCGTAATGAATTCCTGTCCTATCTATCGTCTGTCGTTCAGACTGCAGTTCCTTCTGTAAACACCCGCAGCTCTTTGTTAATCCTCGTTTAAGGTTGGCAGAAATATATGTTTTTACGTTGCCACAAGAACATCGACAAAGCCATCTAACCTTTCCATTAACTTGGTCTGCTTTAGACAATACGGTTAATCTTCCGTACACGCTACCGACTGGACACACTCCTCGCATAGTTCCTCCAATGGAGGGCGAACCACCCTCCACACAGATTAGCTAAATGACGGGAAACCGTCGTCACTGTCCTCTGGAGGCTGTTTATTTAAAGCGGGACCATGACGATAAAAATCGTACCTGGCTTCTTCAAATTGGCCATGCCATTCTCCAAATTTACAGCGATGGCAGGTGTAGCCAGGGCCGGTCTGCTGGGTGGCATGGATGGAGTCAACGTTGCCGCAGCTTTCGCATTCGAAAATATCGCCGCTCATGAAACAGGTTCCTTAAGAAGATGAGTGGTGAAGTCGTCAAGTGTAGGTGGGTTACGAGGAATTCCGGCACGAAACCTTACCTCGGCGTAACCATACCAGATCACCAATTCGTAAACCGCACGGTGACCAACTCGATGCTCAACCAATGCCGCTGCTTTGAGCTTGTCGTCATAGTGATCTGCCAAGCAATTGAACAATGGGCGAATGGTAGGAGTGCATGAGTCGCGCAAGTAACTGTACAGATCGTAATGATCGTCCACGTTGTCGATGCGGACGGTTGCAACAATTACTTGCGCCATGAGGTCACCTTTAGAAGTGGATGTTGGTCGGGATTTCAGCCTGAGGCGTGTGGAAGTCAACCAGAGACTTGGCTTTGGCTTCAGCCAGCTCAATAGTCTCGGCCGGGTAGTACTCGATCTGCAGATCACGCCAGCCGTTCGGGAGATTGTCGTACATCTCCTGGAACTCTGCGTTTTCGTGAACACCGTATTCCAGCTTGTGGTTGTTCAGCTGGACGGCGTAATCGACGTCTTTGCCGAAACCGATGATGTTCAGCTCTTTTTCACTCGGGTTGTAGATGCGGAACGCACCCAGGCGATGCGGCTGCACTTTGAAATCCGGGTGCCAGATCTCGTTCAGCCAATCCGGCAGCGGGAAGTTCGAAGAGAAGCGATACTGGGTGACGTTCTCTTCGAACACCGTGATCTCGGTCGCTTCCGGCCAGTAGACCTTGAGATCGTCAACCGACTCGACGTACGCCATCATCATGTTGGCATCTTCGGACATGCGCACCACCCAGTACGGGTGAACGAGCGGCCAGGCGATCGGACGAGAGTCGTGAACGTAGTCGCCATTGTCGACGTGGCGTGGCGGAATCGGGGAGAGGAAACCGACGCGCATGAGGACAGCGCCACCGAAAGTGTTCATGGTGTAGTTTTCGGAAGCTTCTTCAGCCCTTTTATCGATCAGCTGGTACATCGGCTTGCCATCGGCGTCGAGGATGGTGCCTTTATCGGTTACGGTAACTTGCATGATGATGCTCCTGGTTAAATCTTGGTGGCTAGGAATACGCGCTCTGGGAACTTCATGTGGACTTTGTTTTCGCCCATGCCGAAGTACGATGTCAGATCGGAAAGCTTCAGGTAACAATGCCAGTTACCTGGACCGAACGCTATGTAAGTTTCCTGCGATGATGTGGCATGTTGGCCAGATCCATCGAGCAGAGTGATTTTGGAATTGACCACGGTGATGCGATTAAAGACCTCGTACGGTTCATCGCCGTATTCTGGAGGAACCTTGAGATGAAACTTATCACCAGGAAGAAGCCGGCGAACGTCCATCTCAATGAAGGATTTCTCATTCAGCAGTTTGCTGATACCATTTTGCAGGGCGCTGTGGGCCTGCTCAGTGGTGTTGAAATTCGAAGGTTGGCAAAGATCACGCAGATCTTGCAGACGCTGGGCAGAAACGACCACGGCGTTCGGTGCTTTATTTTCGCTCATCGCGTGTCCTTAATTGTGTAATCAGAGACGGCATAAGGACTGTGGAGTTTCCCCCACAGTCCTAGTGCTACTTACAACACCAGACCGGTGTCGGACAGCTTGTCGTTATCGCCGAGGAAGCCGACGGCCTCGCTGGTGGTGCGCTTCTGCATGTCGATTTCCTTCTGCAGTTGCTGCACATGTTCGCGGAAGTCAGCCAGCGTACCGTTCTCGATGCCGAAGAACAGGCTGCTGTTGAACTGCGCGATCGACGGCATGGTGCCGTAAGTGCAGTAGGGTACGAAGGTGCCAGGGGTCTCGTCGTTCTGCTCACGCAACAGGTAAGCAGCCGACAGGCCGCCGTTGTTCATGGTGCGATCGAAGAAGTCGACGTTGTCGGTCACATGGATGCGAGCCAGTTGAGCAGGAGCGCCGGTCGACTTGGTGAAGTCGAAGAACGAACGCAGGTCTGCAGTGTCCAGGCCGTGGTTACGACGCGAGCACAGTACCGACAGAGCAGAGATCATACCATGAGCTTCACGGTCGACATCGGCGTCGGAGACGGACTTGCTGGCGTTGAAGCCCAGGTGCATGATGACCGGCTTACCGGTACCACGAGCGATGGCGTCGAGGGTCTTGACGGAAGCAATGGTGTTCTCGGCGTTGCGCAGGGATTGCTTAGCACCGATGACCACAGCCATGGCCATGTGACCGTCTTCCAGCAACTGCTTCAGGATCAGCGGACCAGCCACCGAACCAGTACCACCAGCCAGGGTGAAGATCACGATGTTGACGTCGCCCGGCTCGAACTTGCGCAGGATGTCGGGGATGTGCTTGGCGATGGTCTTGTCGTTGCTGTTGCGGATGGCACCGGAGCCGTCGAGTTGATCGAAGAGCCAGGTGCGATCGACCAGGCGGTCTTCGAGGTTCGAGTCGGAGGTGTCGATGAAGGCGACTTCGATGTTGGCGAGATCGGCAGAGTGACCGTTTTCGATGTACTCTTTACCGATGTTGACCCCGCCGCCACCACAGCCATAAATGCGCACTTTGCCGACCGGGCGAGTGGAAAGACCTTGTTGCATGTGTATCTCCTCAATGGATGATGTTGCGGGTTGTAAAACAGAAATTCGTATGTCTCTGTACATGGATAATGTATTCCCGTAGAATATTCGATTATCCTTCAGATCGAAATGGGTCATGACCCATGAGGGTCAAACAAAGATAGCCATTTAGCACATAGATTGGAAACCAATCATGTGTACTTTTGTTTATAGAGGTTTGCATCCATGGATCTTATCACGGTTGCACTGGACAGGGTTAAGTTCGAAATCCCTCGTGAAGTGCTTCGTTACACCTTTTCACCGACGCGTTACGATCCGACCAAAGACGGCCTCGTACGTGATTACAGCACCGGCATCAGCACTGACACAGTGATTCGTCGTCAGGTCATTGAAGCCCGTGTGCTGGTTGACCTGGATCTCAGTTCCGGTGTCGAGATCTTCGTCCCATTGAACAACGCTGAGGTTGAGCGTGTCGACAACTGGACGATGATCTACCGTATCCCTAAAGATCTGACTCAAGGTCGCAGTATCACTGAAGTCTACGGCGTGGGTTATGGTCAAGGTCATGCACTAGGTCATACCGGTGTGATCTCTGAAGATCGTTCAGCTGTTCTGGAAGCTGTTCAGGGGGTCATTCAGTCCAACATCCCGTGGACTCAACTCCAGACTGCCTACTGCACACTGGTAGCCGACAACACTGTCATGGTTACCAACATGGCACGCATCCCCGGCATTGCCTATCTGCGTTGTCTGGTCAGTCACGATCCGAACCTGCAGAACATCCCGTCCAGTTTTGCAGATCCGTTCACCGAATTGGTTATTCTGGCTACGAAAGCATTCATCTACAACCGCGCTATCATCGAACTCGATGAAGGTGCTATCCGTGGTGGTGCCTCGCTAGGCCGTATTCGTGAGATCGTTGATTCGTACGCCGATGCCAACACCATGTACAAAGAGCATCTCCGTGACAAATGGAGAAAGGCATCGGTCATGGCAAACAAAGAGCAGCATCGCAGACTGCTTCGCTATATCGTTGGCCCTAAGCGTTAATTTTAACCAAAGAAAAAGCATAGGTAGGGGCACTAGCCCCTACCTATGTCGCGTCACTTAGTGAACCAGGTGAGTCGTGCTTCCAAGTAACTGTTCTGGCACTCGCGCAGGTAATTGATCGCCAGTTCAGATTCCACTTGTCGCATATGCATGCCACTGAACGTGTCCTTGAATGCCATGATCAAACGACCCATCTCATTGACGCACGGCATCTTGTTTTCGACTCTCCTGACCTTATCCATCAGGTAGTTCAGTTCAAACGCGACCACCTTGAACACCTCTTCGATGTCCATGCGCAGTTGCCGATCCATCTGAGGCATGTTGTCGTCCGATACTACCAAAAGACGATTGATGCACGCGGGACCGAATAAGTACTTCGCATGCGATATCGTTTCCGGATAAGCTGTTGCTGCCTGATGGCCTTGCCGTAGAAGCAAGAAGGTAAACGGTAGGTAGAGAGTGGCATCAGCGATCCAGCCGTAGTACTTACCTACGTAATGGACAGCATCATTGAAACTGTCGATGGCTTGATTGAGGTGCATGAGATCTCCTATTGATCTTCGGCATGGTTGGATTCGCGGTCGATCACCTCTTCACCGATCACAGACACCACAATCGTGACCAGTAGCAGAATGACATTCACCACAACAAAGGCGTAGACCTTGAAATAAAACAAGGCAGAGAACAAGGACGCCAGGGCGATGATATTCACCGCAGCGATCCAGGTCTTGCTGAAGAAAGACTGAGCCATGACCTTGTGAGTCATGATGCA